ACCATGCCTACCACGGCGGTAGAGATGGTGCGGATCGGGCGCGTGCCTTCGTTGATCTCAATGACGCGGACGCCGTGATGATATTGATCGGGCATGGTGATTTCCCTGCGGTGCGTGAGTGGCTATAACGCCATGCTGTCGCGTGGGCGCGGGGAATGGGAGCGGTGGGGGTTGTAGGGAGTGGGGTTACAAGGTCAATGAGTGCCCGCCAACCCAACCAAGGCTATTAACGGTGTTTCGGTCAGGTATCAGTGGGAACGCTCACCACACATAGTTGATTCCTTAAACCCATCAGTTGATAGCCGCTCAGCCCATGGAAAGGGAAGCGAGCATAGGGGAATCCCCTCGAGTCGAGGTCCAGGAAGATACTGTCGCTCTGCAACAACACTTTGCTAGCTTGAGATGGATAAATCGCTTGGCCTGCTGCCGTCACCATGAATGCGATGGGGTAAAAAGCCAGCACCGTTACTGACGCTAGGTAACCTTGATTGACGAACCCTACACTTTTAGCACTAACACTGTTTCTGTACGGGTAAAACCAGCAGTAAAAGTCATGTGTATCGCTGGGGTCCTTGCCTTCCATGACGAACTCTCGCAAGCCCTGCCAAAAGGGCGAGTCGATTGGGGGCTGCCGGCACTCTTCGGTTGTGGTGGCTGACATCATATGGCCCGCTATAGACCTCATAACAGAGACAACGTCACATCGAAAGTGCATATGCGTGCTGATATAGGAAGCCGTCGTGAAGTAGTGATGCACTCCAGAGCTCACCGCCTTACAGAGATCACCCAGCGCATTATCGTGCTCGCCCAGAAGACTGTTACACGCCCTGCAAATAGTTTTAAACTTGGAGCCGTTCCTGGATTTGACGCCTGGAACACGCTCGTTCACTTTTACGCCATACACTTCCGTTACGTGATACTGGACGATTTCTCGGAACGGCGTAGCCACTTTTGGAGGGACATGATCCTCTGACAGGGTCGTATGAGCGCCGCAGATAACGCAATAGTCCTTCCCGCCCGAAAGGCGAACGTGTCTGCTTCTATCGGAGATCCGTTTACCCACCTTTCCCATATGTGCCTCCTTGCCCAAAACAAAAGGGCGGAACAATCGCCTATGCTGCACTCCATGCTAGCCTAACGGGAGTCTCAGGTCAGGCAGCATCACCCACCGACTGCATAGCCGTCTCGATATCTTTTTTGCGGTCCGCTGTGATCAGCTCTGCATCAACTAATGTCTGCAAGCCTTCCTCTGTACGAGGGTCTTCATACGTCACATAGGTGGCGGCAATCAGACGGTCATACCAAAGTTTTATGGGTGGGCTTGTCAAAGTGGCGGTAACCACTGCCAATTGCTCTTCTTCGGTGAACAAGTCCAGCATCTCTAAGGTCGTGAATCGGGGGTAAAGCACCGGCTGTGGTTCCGAAGTTGGCTTCGAGAACTTCCCGTCGCTGTAGTAGTGCCCAACCTCAACGGCCACGTTGCACTCCACCCACTCAATAGACGGATGGAAGCGGCCCAGCGGGTCGATGTCCGTAATTTCCGCCACACGGTCATTTTCTATTCTCGCCCACATGTTTCTCACCATTTGATGATCACCAGCCCTTGTCCGCCACCCGATGCGCTCGGACTCCCAGAACTTGCCACACCGCCGCCGCCCGCGCCATACCTACCTACCCCGGCCACGTGCGTCGTGGTAAATGCATTAATGCCTCCTGGCGACCAAAAGGACGCGCCGCCTGAAGGCGTAGCATTTGCTCCCGCAGCGTCTTCACCTCTGAAATTAAAAAGACCGCCGACGCCCACTCCGCCTGTACTCCGCCCGTTAGAAGTGGGCCCTGCCGCGTTACCTTCCACGCCGCCTGTGGCGCTCAGGAAAGTTCCGAACGATGACGTGCCGCCAGCGGTAGGCGCGGTGAGTGATCTTTCACCGGAAGCGCCAACGGTGACAGTTACGAATTCTTCCCCTGCAAGATCAATCAACCCTATGGCCGTGCCGCCTCCAGCCCCACCGCCATATGCCCCACCCCCACCACCGCCCGTAACAGCTACCCACGCTTTCCGCTTCCCGCTCTTCAGTATTTCGGGAACTTGCCAGTTATAAGTGCCAGCAGCGTCAAAAACAGCGATGTTCTGTGCAACGTCACTTAATACCGCACCAAGCGTGACAGGTGTGATAGCAAGGTCACCAGCAGTTAGCTGTTTAGCTTCCGGAGCCGAGGCGATCCGAAGAGTACCTCTAAGGGTCTCGGTGGCGTTTGCGGCTACGGATCGGATAGATTGAAATACCCGGAGAATGGTAGCGACCTTACTATTGTCTTCGCCCGCCTCTGCATCTTTTTGGCTGGCTCGAACCGTCAATGCATCAACATAACCCCGTGTCGCCAGCACCACACTCGGGTCGATCTTGAGCTGGATGTTCTCGGTGCTGCTGACCAATATATTCAGGCGCACCACCTGCGTGCGGCCAGAACCCTGTGACAGTTCGGGCTTGAAGGTGGGGGGGCAGTTGGCGACGGCTACCAGATCGCCGTCCTCGTCATAGAGGCCAATTTCCCGGATCCACCAGCCACCTACGTTTTCCGGGATCACCTGTTCAGCAATGATGATCGCTTCGTTGTCAGGGTCGACTTTCAGCTGGTTGAGCGGAGCCCGACGGCGCTCATTGATGAGGCTGGTCTGCAGGCGATTGGGAGTTGGCTCGGTGCCGTTGGCATCGCCGACTCCCATCTGCGTGATGATCCAGGGAATGCCCAGCGCGTTGGCGTTTGCCTGTTTGGCCTCGCCGACGGCGGTGAGAATGGCCATGAATTGAGTGTTCTGGTCAGTCATGAGTAAATTTCCATGGTGTCGATCACATGCTCGCGCGCGCCCCAGGCCAGCCTGCCGCTGACGTGGATATCACGCGGTTGTGGGGGATAGATGTCGAGCTCGTCGCCATCTGTGAGTGCTATGCCGATGTGCTGGGTGCCGTGGGTTTCCAGCGATATGGCCAGGCCGGTGATGTGCCGGGTAACAGGCTTGGCGTCATCGATGAGGAAGATCAGTTCCTCATACATTTCTTCTGTGATGCCGGTGTCCAGCACGCCGATCAGCAGTTGGAACGTTCCAGGTACGCCAGGGGGCGATTCCTCCCACCACTCCCGCACTTCGATCAGGTAGCCCAACGGCTCCACCACCCGGCGCAGCGCGCCGATGGTGCCTTTGTGTGCATGGATGAAGTAGGCAGCCTTGATGGCGTCCCGCTTGGCCCGCTCCGGCCAGTTTGGCGACCAGCGATCAACCGAGAACGCCCAGGCCAGATACGGCAGCAGCTCCAGGGGGCAAGTGTCTGGATTCCAGAGATCGCGCAGCGGCACCGGGACGCGCTCGATCTGGGCCAGCGCCTGGGCGGCGTTGCGCTCGAGCTCGGTCGCATTGCTGGGCAGCAGGCAGGTGCGCATCAATTGCCCCCAACCGTTACGCTGTAGCCGATACAGTGAGGTGCCTGGTGCAGCGTAGCCACAATGTCTGTCCAGTCGACCAGATCGACCCTCCGGACGCCCTCAACGTGCAGCGCGGCATCCAGCGCCGACCGGTTCACTTCCTGGCCCAGTCGCCGTCGGCGGTTGACCAGTTCGTGCAATCGCTGTTCGGCAGTGGCGCGGATCGGTTCGGCCTCCGGGCCGGTGGTTTCCAGGTGAAGAACGGCGGTAACGCTGTATGGAAGAACCTCCGCACTCTGGACCGTAAGCCGGTCGGCTACCGGGCGGCGGTCCTCGGCAGACAGGTCGGCCTCCACTATCTCCAGGAGCTCGGCATCCGCGGCACCATCGCCCAGGGCGCTCTGGATAGTGACCACCACCTCAGCCGGGCCGGGACTGTCACAACTGGCATCGGCCACTCTCCCGTCCGCGCTGCGGGCATGGAAGACATAGGCGTTGCGCGGGCCGGCAGTGCTCAGCCCCTCCATGGCCATCTGGGTGCGCTCGCGCAGAGCTTCGTCAGGCTCATACTCCGGTGGTACCGGCGGGCTGGCGGCAGGGTTGCCGGGGGTGATCTGCAATCGTCCGACGTTGAAACGCGCTGCGACCTGGTCCAGGTCTCCATTACGAGCATGAGCCAGCATCACGGCCAGCGCGCCCTCGTTGACGCGCTGACGCCAGACCAGCTCTCGGTAGGCGTTTTCCTGCAGCAGCTTGGCCATCGGCTCGGATTCAAGATCGAGCGTTGCGGCTACCTCCTCCTGCTGCTCCGGCGGCCAGAGGCTGATGGCGTAGGCCTTGCGCTCGGC